AACCAACCCTAACCGAAAGCGAGGCAGCTGTGACTACAGCCCCTGAAACTCCGATCGAGGATAAAGCCGAGGCTGCACCTGTAGTAGAAGCAGCTCGCGCGATTATTCGTCCAAGCGCGTTAGATAGCCAGCGCGTCCGCACACCTATTGTAAATATGGGTACTTACACAGAGCATAAAGTAAAAGCAGCTCTAGGTAATGATGAGTCTAAACTATATGTAACAGCTGCAGATGATAGCTTTGCTACTAACCCTGCATTTAATCCAACTCAATATCTTAGCGAGTTTATTACTAACACACGCTTTCCAAGAAGCGCGATAGATGCTTGTAGTCGTGGGATTTTGCCTGCTACTGGCACTACAATTAACGTGCCGTCTCTAGTAGATAGTAATGGCGGATTAAATGGCGTTGCACCTACTGTAACTGTAGAGGCTGAGGCTGGCGCAGTATCTAATACAGGTATGGTTACAGAATATTTATCTGGAACTGTGTCCAAGTACTCAGGCATGAATACACTTAGCGTTGAGCTTTTGGAAAGAACAAACGATCCTAATTTCTTTAACGAGCTTACAAACCAATTACAGGTTGCGTATATGAACGCAACAGATAGCGCAGTAATCTCTGCAATTAACGCAACAGGATTTACTAGCACAGGCGTAGCAGCTACAGCAGCTGGGCTTATCTCGTACACAGCTGAAAGCACAGCCAACGTTTACAAAAACAGCGGCTATTTTGCACAAAACTTTGTAGGCAGCACAGGTATTTACAACCTACTACTAGGCGCTGTAGACACTACTGGCCGTCCAATCTTTAATGCGTACCAGCCAAACCCATCATCACTAGCTAACGCTGGCGGTATGGTTAGTAACAACTCTGTACGCGGTAACGTGCTTGGCTTAGACCTATACGTAGATCGCTTTATGACTGCCGGAGTAGCTGATAACTCAGCATTTATTCTTGCACCTGAAGCATTTACAGTTTATGAGTCTCCACAGGCTTATATGTCAGTTAATGTTGTAAGCAACCTACAAGTACAGATTGCTATTTATGGATTTATGGCCACTATTGCCAAAATCCCTCATGGCATCTGCCGTTTGAATATCGCGTAATAACCCACTAATAGTGCGCTAGGGCATATTTAGCCCTTTGCCCTAGCGCACCTAGTAAGAAAGGTAAAGAGATGCCAGCCACGTATGTAACAGCTGCAACGCTTAAGGCAAGCCTTGGCGTAGGCACTCTTTATGATGCTTACACTTGGATAGAGGACACCTGCCAAGCGTCAGAGGATCTCATCAACAGTTTTTTAGAGTTTGACTATGCACCTGTCGTAGGCACAGCCCTTGTAAGTAACGTAGCTACTGTAATGCTGGCTAACCCTGGCCTATTTACTACAGGCGAGACTGTGACAATCGCAGGCGCAGGTAGCACCTTTAACGGCAGCTACACAATTACAGCTACGCTACCTTTTAGCACAGGCACTACAAACCTACTGCCAGCTTTTAATATGCAGCTTAACTATTACCAGCCTGCACGCGGGTACAGCTTTATACAATATGCAAAGGTTGCAGCAGATCAAAATTTTAGGCGCGTCAAGCCATACGGCAGAGCAGTAGGGGCAGACACAAAAACTACTGTTTACGCATCTACGCCAGCTATAAATGCAGCTGCTCTTATGCTGGCTGAGAATATATGGACGTCACGCTTTAGCACACAAAACGGCGGCACTAGCGTAGATGGCTATAGCCCTAGCCCATTTAAGATGAGTAATACGCTCATGGCATCTATACGCGGCTTGCTAGCGCCATACCTTAGCCCTAACACAATGGTCGGCTAATGCCAGCGCCTATAACTACCCTGCGTGCAACTATCGCAGCTGCCCTAGCAGATGCTAGTTACTCTGTTTTTGCCTTTCCGCCTAGCAATTTATTAGCAAACAGCGTGGTGGTAGCCCCGGCTGATCCATATTTAACGCCTAGCAATAACAGCCACGCAGGTATATCGCCGCTAGCTAATTTTAAGATTATTGTAACTATTCCTATGTTTGACAATGAGGGCAACCTACAAGGCATAGAGACAACTTTTTGCACAGTATTTAATAAGTTAGCTGCTAGTTCTATTGTCTTTAACGTAACGGCTGTATCTGCACCTAGCGTTTTAACTGTGGCGAGCGGTGACTTGCTTACAGTAGATTTACAAATATCCGTACTAACGAACTGGAGCTAACTAATGGCACTTACAGACGAGGACAAAGCGTTTTTAATCAAGATAGGCCAAGTAGTGCCTGCCGAGGTTAAAGAAACAAAATCAAAAGCAACACCTACAGAAAAGGACGAGGAATAAGCGATGGCTATATATCTTTCCAACGGGGTTGTGGTTACGCTGAATAGTGTGGCCCTGTCCGATCATGTTACAAGCGCAACAATTAACAGAACTTTTGATGAGCTAGAGGTAACAGCTATGGGCGATACCGCACACAAGTTCGTAAAAGGCCTAGAGGCAAGCACTATTACTTTAGACTTTCTAAATGATACAGCTGCATCTAACGTGCTACAAACTTTGCAGGCTGCTTGGGGTACTACTGTGCCACTAACGCTAAAGCAGACAAGCGCAGCAATCTCAGCTACAAACCCTGAGTATCAAACTACTATCCTAGTTAATAACACAACAGATATTAACGGCGCAGTAGGAGATATTTCTACACAATCTATTACTTTTACCTGCAACAGCCCAATCGTTGTAGATGTAACAGTATAACTAACTAAGCAAAGGGGCTAAGACAATGGCAAGACTAAAAATAACAAGGGCTGACGGATCGGTGTCTGAGCATCAGATAACGCCGCGTATTGAATATGCCTTTGAACTGTATGCTAAAAAAGGCTTTCATAAGGCTTTTAGAGATGACGAAAAGCAAAGTGATGTTTACTGGCTAGCCTGGGAGTGCATCCGCACTAGCGGCGAAACTGTACCTGTCTTTGGCTCAGCATTTTTAGAAACCTTAGCAAAAGTAGAGGTGCTAGACGATAACCCTTTGGAGTAGTGGGGCGCGGTAGTTTTGGCTACGTTATCGCGCAGATAGCGGTAGAGACAGGGATCGCGCCCCAGGCTTTATTAGATCTAGATAGCACAATGTTTGCTAATGTTATTAAGGTACTAAACGACAGATCAGAGGATATAAAAAATGCCAACAGAGGTAAAAGGCGCCCTTGAGTTACGCAAGGCTATTAAAAAGTTTAGTCCTGATCTAGCTGTAGAAACACGCAAAGAATTAGCAGCCCTTTTAGCACCTATAGTTAAAACTGCCAGAGGTTTTATACCCTCAGAAGCACCAATTAGCGGCTGGGGTAAAAGTAGCTCAACTGCTTTATGGACAGAAAAAAATCGTTTGTGGAGTACAAAGGCTGCTAAAGGCGGCATAGGTTATAAAACCTCACCATCTAAACCTAATAACAAAGGCTTTAGGTCTTTAGCGCGGATCTCCAATGCAAGCGCGGCAGGATCAATTTATGAAACAGCAGGGCGTCTTTTTCCTAATGGACGAGAGCAGGCTCCTATGGCAAAAGTCGTGCGTCAAAGTCAAAGCAATTATGGCAAAATGATACGCTCAGGCACTAAAACACAATCTAAAAGTAATAACCCTGGCGCAGGCAATATGTTTATAGAGGCTATAGATCAATATGGCCCAATAGTAGATGCTAATAACCAAGTAGGCGCTGGCCGTAGATCGCGCAAAATGAAAGGCCGAGCCATATTTAGAGCGTGGAAAGAGGACGGCGGTAAAACTAACGCAGCTGTAATAAAGGCTATAGAAAACTCCAAGATTAAGTTTTACAACGCTATGGGGGTCAAGTAATGGCTGTTGATCCGTCCGTAGTAATAAGTATAGCCGCTGAGTTTGTAGGCAAGCCAGCGTTTAAGCAGGCAGACACAGCTACGCAAAAACTTAGCAAAGGCGTTAAAAGCATGGCTAAGACTCTTGGCGTTGCTTTTAGTGCCACAGCAGTCCTTGCATACGGCAAGGCGGCAGTAAAGGCAGCCGCAGAGGATGAAAAGGCACAAAAGCAACTAGCCCTAGCTCTTAAAAACGTAGGTCTTGGCCGCGATGCTGCAAGCTCTGAGGCTTATATACAGAAACTACAAAGTGAGTTCGGCATAGTAGATGACAAGCTGCGCCCGGCTTATCAGACTTTAGCGGTAGCCACGCGCTCATCTAGTGAGGCACAAAGATTACTTAATCTAGCCTTAGACATAAGTGCCTCTACTGGAAAAGATTTAGGCAGCGTTACAGGCGCACTAAGCAAGGCTTTCTTAGGCAATAACACAGCTTTGAGTAAATTAGGTATAGGTATATCTAAGACTGATCTTAAAGCTAAGTCTTTTCAAGAGGTTACAGACGAGCTTGCTACAACTTTTGCAGGATCGGCTACGGCTGCTGCTAATACTTTCCAAGGCTCAATGGATAAATTAGGCGTTGCATCTGCCAATGTGCAGGAAATTATTGGTAAAGGCATTATAGATGCACTCAAGGGTTTGAGTGAAGATACTACAGTCGATAATCTTGCTAAGGGCATGGAGGACTTTGCTTTATTTACTGCCGATGCAATCAGAGGCGTAGGCGTATTACTAGAAGCATTAAAGAGCATCCCAGCAGCAGTTAATCTGCCTGGACTTAAGTTTGCTATGCAAGCCACTGGCTTAGGTATCTTAAGCAAGATCGGTGCAGCAGAAAGAAAGAAGCAAGAAGCAGCAGCTGCGCGGGCTACTAATGGCCTTGCTCACTTAGCGGAGTTGGAGTCTAAATATGCCAACATAACTCTTAAAGCCACTAAGAAAATTACAGCAGAAGAATTAAAGCAACTTAAAGCCAAGCAGTTAAAGGCAGCCATAGATAAGGCTAACCTTGCCCTTGGTAAAGGTGAAAATGTTTTTGACATGGAAAAGATACAGCTGGCAGCAGCGGAAAAGAACGCAGCCGAGCAGCTAGGCAAGATAACTAGCCAGGCACAGTTGCTACAGATTACAAACGATCTAGCGCGCTTAGAGGTTAAAAAGTCTATCTTGGCCCTAGAGGATGCAATAAAGACAAACGATGTAGCAGCTATTACGCGTGCGACGGCTAAACTAAATGCCGATCTAGGAGTACTAGGCGCTCTGACTGGTCAAAAAATAAAACTTACTGAGATTAAAGATATTCTTGCAACTATTGTGCCTAAAGATTTAATTAACTTAGGCAACTTAGATGCTGCTATTGCTAGGTTACTTACTATCGCCTCTTTTGGTAGTGGTGGCAGTATGGCAAGCCACGGCAACCCTATTTTAGGCGATCCTAATAAAAGTCCTACAGGTATTCCAGGGCCAACGCCTGTACAGTTTCCTAGCATTTTTGCCTCAGGTGGCCGGATAGACATGGGAGGCAACTACAACGCCTTTAACCCGGCTATGGTAGGCATGACCTCGGCCGGATCATCTGGTAATGCTGGCACAACTGTCATAGTCAATGCTGGCACTATTGCTACGCCGGATGAGCTAGTAGTGCTTATTAAAACAGCTATACAAGACCTTAACAGGGCTGGAGACTCTACAACTTTTGCCGGGGCTATAGCATGACAGTCCCAACACTTAACGCATTTATTAACTTTTCTACAGGGCCGAGCTTTGCTCAAGCTATGATTTTAGATCAAGGCGTACTAGATACAAACGTGCTAGCAGACAGCGTGGCAGTTATTGTGGACGTCTCAGATCAGATAGATAGGCTTACAACTAATAGAGGCCGTAACGCGCAAAGCGACCAATTCCAGACTGGCACAATGACGCTACGCATAGTAGATCAGAACGGCGATTTTAACCCTCAAAATCCTAACAGCCCGTATTTTGGCTTGCTATCGCCTATGCGTAAAGTTTCCATAAGTGCTACCTACGCTAGCGTTACCTATCCTATCTTTAGCGGTTTTATTACTAGCTATAGCACTACTACGCCTCTCAATGCTTTAGACGTTGTGTATACGACTATTACAGCTGTAGATGCTTTTAGGCTTGCACAAAACGCACAGATCGCAACTGTGGCAGGTACAAGCGCTGGACAGTTATCCGGCGCTCGCGTTGATGCTTTGCTAGATGCTATAGCGTGGCCTAACTCTATGCGTGACGTAGACGCTGGCTTAACTACTTTACAGGCAGACCCTGGCACAGCTCGCACAGCCCTACAAGCCTTGCAGACTGTCGAGATCAGCGAGTATGGCGCTTTATACATAGACGCATCCGGTAATTTTGTCTTTCAAGATCGCGCTTTAACTGCTAGCTCTGTATCTGCGCCAGCTGTAGCCTTTAATGATAACGGCACAGATATCGCCTATAGCAACGCGGTATGGGTACTCAATGACTCTTTAGTTTATAACGAAGCTAACGTGACGCGCACAGGCGGTAGCGTACAAACAGCTAGTAATGCTGCCAGCATTACAAAGTATTTTTTACACAGCTACAACCAGCAGAATTTACTTATGCAGACAGACGCCGTAGCCCTAGATTACGCGCAGGCTTACGTGGCTAGCCGGGCCGAAACTAGCGTTAGGTGTGATGCCATAACCCTAGATTTATACACAGATAACTACAACCTGGGCATAATCGCTGCCCTTGATCTAGATTTTTTTGACCCTATAACTATTACAACTAACCAGCCGGGCTTATCCACCTTGAGCAAAACCCTACAAATTTTTGGCGTGGCTATGAGCATAAGTCCTAATAGCTTTAAGGTAACATTTACTACGCTTGAGCCTATTATAGATGCTTTTATATTAGATGATGCAATATATGGATTACTTGATACAGGCGTATTAAGTTACTAAGGAGAGGGCACTATGACGTTTCAGACATTTACCACAGGCCAAGTCTTAACGGCTGCACAGATGAACGCGATTTACACAAGCACTTATAGTGCTAAAACAGCTGCCTATACTTTTGCCTCAGGCGATCAAGGCAATATATTCAGCATGAATAATGCAGCTACACAACAGTTTAATATTCCAACAGATGCTACTTTTAACTTTGCAGTAGGCACAGAAATTAACGTGTTTTGGATTACTGGCGCAGGGCAACCGACTATAGGGGCTGTAACGCCAGGTACTACAACTGTAATATCTACAGGTGCTACAAGCGCTACGCCTAAACTGCGCGCGGTAAACTCAGGTGCTACCTGTGTAAAACTAGCTGCTAATTCTTGGATTGTGTTTGGAGATATTGCATAATGCCCATACTCGGAATTATGGCCTCTGCTGGTACGCCGCGAACCTTTAGCGTAGATTATTTAGTCGTAGCAGGTGGTGGCGGTGGTGGACAGCCAGCTTTTGGCGGCGGCGGTGGTGCAGGTGGTTTACGCTGCACAGTAACTGCAACAGGCGGCGGTGGATCATTAGAGTCTGCATTAGAGACAAGCCTAGCTACAAATTACACAGTCACAGTCGGCGGTGGCGGCGCGCAATCAACACAAGGTAGTAACTCAGTTTTTAGGACTATTACCTCTATTGGCGGCGGTGGCGGCGGTTTTTAT